TCCCCGCCACCATCAGCATCAAGGATAATGTCTCCTACAGCATCAACGGTAAAATCACCTGTAGCTGTAAGCGTTGCAGCATCAAGCGTCATGGTATCTACCACTACACCTGCGTTGGCTGTTAAAACTCCAGTAACTCCAAGAGTACCAGCAATTGTTGCATTAACATCTACATCAAGCGTGTCAATGTGGGCTGTACCATCTAGGTAAAGATCTCGCCACTCTTGTGTAGAGCTTCCAAGGTCAAATGCACTATCAGTATTAGGAATAATATTACTGTTTACATCTGCACCAAATACAACATTGTCTGAAGCTGCATCACCTAAAGTAAGTGTACCGCCGTTAAATGTAGTCGTGCCTGTTACTACTAAGTTACCACCTACATCTAAGTTTCCTGAAATATCTACAGCACCGTTAATGTCAACAGTAGTTGCAGCAATCTGAACTTCAGTATCAGCAACAATATCAAGCTGTCCATCAGCACTGGAGTTTACGTAGATTGCAGTATCTCTAAATTGTATTTTATTATCAGTAGCAATAGTTGTAGCGGCTGCAATGTTTACTGCACCATCAATGTCTACAATATCTAAGTTGGTTGTACCATCTACATCAATGTCTCCAGAGATATCAAGGCTTGCAAATACTGAAGTACCTGTAGCTGTTACAGTACCTGAAACATCTAGATTAGCATTAACGTCTACAAGCGTAGCATTAAGTTCAATCTCGTCTGTTGCTGCAATATCTAATACAGTACCAGAAGGAGCATTAATGTACTGTGTAGTATCATTAAAGAATAAACCTCTTGCACCATTTAAAAGAAGACCAGCATCTGCTAAGTGAGTAAGCGTTACATCTTGATCGTCTCCAAAAGCGATAAGAGCACCATCAGCAAGATAAAGATCACTAAACTCTAAAGCTGTTGTACCCAGTGAAGCGCCATCAGAGGCATCAGGTACAAAGGCTGTAGTTGCTGTAATAGTAGTTGCCTGTAAGGTACTAGAACCTGTGATGGCTCCTGTGACTCCTAGAGTGCCTCCAATAGTAGCATTACTAGAGCCTGTAATAACCCCCGTGACTCCTAGAGTTCCAGCAACCGTGGCGTTGACATCAACGTCCAAAGTGTCGATGTGAGCTGTTCCGTCGATAAATAAGTCTTTAAACTCAAGTGAGGATGTCCCAAGATCAATATCATTGTCAGTAACAGGAACAATAGCTCCATCTTGGATACGAAGTTGTTCCACTGTTCCGCTTGAAACTTGTACATAAAAGCCCCACCTATTATTTGTGTTGTCTACAACAATCTTATTTAAAAAGTCTATGTCGCCTATTTGTGGGACGTTACCGCCTTGTCCAGCAGTGCCATCATGCTTATGACCAGTAGAGCTATCACTGCTTGCAGAGTATGCAAAGGCGTTTACTACTTGGTTAAATTCATTGTTAAATAAAGCCGCTGTAATTGTATCGCCATCAGCAAATGAACTTTGTCTTGTATAATTCTGGGCCATTAATTTATCTCCTGCCTGAAGGCATATAATCTATGTAAATACCGTTTACAGCGTATGATGGTTTTTGATCGTCGCTTGAAACTCTAAAGCTACATGTGTTTCCAGAGCCTTCTAATGTAATGCGCTCCATAGGATCACTAGTTGCTCCAAAGGTTACAGCATTAAATACTGCTGTGCCAAAGATAGCAGGTAATGAAATTGTAGATACAGCAAAAGGCTCTGGTTGTGGTATGTTAGGATCTTCATAGTCATACCTAACTCTAAAGCTAGGAAGAACTTCTCCTTCAGGACTAAAAGAAACTCTAGCATACTTCAAAGTTTTTCTAGTTCCCACATCACCAAAGTCATAATTAGGAGTTTCATAAACAGCATTTATATCAGTAGCCTCCCCTGCATTATAAAAAGAAGTACCTGCATCATGATTATAAATATAGCCGTCTTTATCGCCGTGATATAATTTTTCTAAGCCGTCCTTATCTATATCTGAAATAAAACCTAAAGCCTGTATTCCCAGTGTTTCTGACCAAGCGAAACCAGAAGTTGTTAAAGTTCCTATAATTCCTTTTGAAACTGTTGGGCTGTCTGCTATTTTACTATAAAATAATCTATATTGAGACTTACTTCTAAGAACGCCGCTTGTTATAATAAAATCTGAGTTTGAGGCTATGTCAGAAATAATGTTTTGTATCTGCCTACTTACAGAGCTTAACTCTACGTCACCAATTCTTGCTGTACCTGCCACAGTACGGACACCATCAGGTGCAAGAAATAAAATATCACCACCAATTTCTTGTATGCTTCCGTGAGATAAACAACCTACGTTAGTTGTAATAGGCGTAACTGCTATGTTGCTAGAATCGTTAATGTTAGAAAGCTTGTGAATACTATTTTTACAGAAAATAATTAAATCACCACGAAAGCTTGATAGTCCTACAACAGCGTCAGAAATTACTACGCTACCTGATCCACTGCTGCTAAAACTATCTATATCATTTGTACCACTATAGTACACAGTATTTTTAGATGACGCATCACCAGCAACCACAAGATGTTTATCATGTATAACTGCTATTGCTGGGCCTACAGTGCTGCTTACAGTAATCTCTTTAGCAAAAAAGGTACGTGTTTCTAAGTCGCCAGTTCCTGTCATCTGAAATAAAAACGGCTCATTGACTCCATCGCAGATTACAATTTGCCCGTAATCTGAAGTACCCTCATAGATTGCAAAAGTACAACGACCTTGATCAGTTCTGGCGGCATTTGAACGACCTGTAAAGGTACTATAGTTATCACCGCTGCTGTGTACTGAAGCTTTATTAAGCTGTAGCCAAGTATCTTCACCATCAACACTAAAAAATATACCAGTGCCTGAACAAACAATAACGCCATCGGCATAAACAGCCATCCCTAAAACAGGGTTAGCGCCGTTAGGTCTTGTGTCACCAAAAGAAGAAAAGCCGTCAATGCGCCTGTAGCCGCCATCAGGATCTACTTCAAAGTTACGGAGCCTTGTAGCTTGCCCCGGCTGCTGAAGCATTTCAAGCTGGTTTAGGTTTACGTTTAAACCGCCTTTACAGGAATATCCCCAAGGTTGAGACATTAAACAAATCTCATTCTGTCATCTTTGAAATAGCCGGGGGCTGGTTCCATAAGATGCAGTTTCATAAGCTTTAAGCTACGCTTGTAATCTTCTAAAGCAAAAGCAGCAGCCTGTGAGTTTTCTTTAAACTGGTGCATATAGTATCTAGCCCTTGCTAGAAGAACAGGCTTGTAGGTATCTGGAAATACAATAGCATCTCCAAAGGCATCAAGCTCAGTAGGAAGGTCGTAAGCATAAAACCAGATACGATATACTTTATCAGGGATAGAGCTTAAACCAAACTTACGGCTGTCTGGGCTGCGTATTACGCGAGAAGGAACACCGTACTGTTGAGTGTCTGAAGCGTCTTTGTTTTGAGAGATTCTAAAAAAGTCTTTCCATTCTTCAGTAGTCGTGTACTTTATGTTACGGATGGTATGTGGAGCTACTTCGCCAGAAACGCCAACAGTTGTTAACAGGAAATTATCCCAATCAATGTAACCATAATCAGTTGTCATGCTGCTAGAAGAAGGCTTCAGCTCGTACCAGCGAGTACCGGCTACTGTTTCTACATACGCATTTCCGTACATGTGATCTGTTTCACCGCTTTCATCAGTAGCTAGAAAAGGCCATTGAGGTTCTTCGTTAACAATGTCTAGGTAGCCTCTGTTAATACAGTCTTTAGCGTGTTGCTGAACACCGATAGCATTTGAAAAAGTAGATGAAGTTAAAGCAACCTCATTCAGCTCTCGCAGCAACTCATTTGTTAACGTAAGAAATGTTGCCATTGTTTACTTCCCTGCTTTTAATTGTGCTTTTTTAGATAAGTTTTTTTTATGAAATAACTTTACACTTGTTTTTCCGTGTGACTTTCCTGTATGTAAAGAACCGTCTGGCATCTTATGAGTGCCTCCTTTATGTTCAGTACCATCTTTCTTGTAGTGAGGAACGCCTTTCATTAGTAAGTTACGCTATTATTTTTACCAGCCATTGCACTACAAGATTTCTCCATAGAAGCAATATCAGCTTTACCGCCCATAGACTTACCACCATGAGCATAGCCGCTACGCGGTTCAGCCATTTTTTCTTTCATTTGACCTTGCATGGTTTCTACCATACTGCCTCCCATCATTTTTTTAGAACGGCTTTTTTTATAAAAATCACCCCCTGTAAAATCTTTAGGCTTTCCTTTTTGTTTAAATTTTGTAGGCATATTATTCTTGCTCCATGCTGAAAGTTTTAGAAGTCTCTCTCGCTATTTCAAATTCATTTTTATTACCAAAGATACGATCATAATTATCTTGATATTTATCTTTGTCAAAACCCTTACGAAAACGACT